CCAGTTCTACATGGAGATCAAGGCGAGGCTCGCAGAGTTCGACTAAAATAGTTGGGTATTGAAATTTATTCCAACTTCAACGATAATGATCCCATCAGTGAGCAAACAACGGAGCAAGAGATGACACGCAATCAAGCCTACAAGATGCTGAAAGAAGCACATCCGGAAGCCACTAACATTGCTCTGAACGAGTTCGGGCTGTGGGATGTAGTCATTGAAGATGCCTTTGAGATCACTACACTGACCTACAAGGTAGAAGGCACAAGGCTTCGTTTCATTGGCGAAGCAGTGGTAGAACAATAACCAACCATTTGAAAGGAGCAAAGGAGCAAAGGAGCAAACAATGAAGTCGTATGAAGAAGTCGTTGAACGCGCTGCCCGAAGAATCTTCGATTCGTACATGGGTGGTAGCTATGATTACTACAATGTCGTAGACTACGATGAAATCGCCTTCATCTTTGGGAAGACGGAGCTCGGTGTTTACGAGGATTGCAAGAAGGCTTTCAGCGCGAAGGTTATAGCGAGGTTACATCACAGTGAGTGAGCAATGGTACCTGTAAAATTCTACGGTTGTTATGATGTGGTTGTGGTCGGCACGAATTCCGAAAATGCTGACTATGACAACCCACGTGGTGAAATCTACGGATTCGCTGGTTACATCTACGCGGTCGACGCACGAGGATCTCGGCGGGTACTTCATGTCGCAACGTCAAGCGATGAGGCAGAGATCGAAGATAAGCTCACGCGTCTTGCAAACGCGTTGACTGCACGTCTTGCGGGTGGAAAGCTCCCAGTTGGATTCGCAAACTGGGACGAATACAGGCCTGAGTATGGGTCAATCGCATACATCGAAGAAGGCGGCGAGGATGAGCTGATCGAGTGGGAACGCTCTCTTGAAGATGTTTGACGTTAAATCTGTCTGAGCAGATAATGTTTACCTTAGATGGTAAGGAGTGAAAGATGTCTGAACGTAAGATGGCTACTATCCGTCGTGTTGACGGTATTCATCCGATCGAAGGCGCAGATGCTATCGAGTGCGCCTTCGTCGATGGTTGGACTGTCGTCGTAAAGAAGGGCGAGTTCAAGCCCGGTGACCTTGCGGTCTACTGCGAGATCGACAGTTGGGTCCCTACCGAGATTGCTCCATTCCTGACGAAGGGCAAGGAGCCTCGCGAGTTTAACGGCGTCAAGGGCGAACGTCTGAAGACGATCCGCCTTCGTGGACAACTGAGTCAAGGGCTGTTGCTACCATGCTACATCTTACTTGACAAGATCGGCGAGATCTATGAAGGTGATGACGTCTCTGAAGTCCTTGGAATCCAAAAGTGGGAAGCTCCTATCCCCGCGCAGCTTGCTGGTCAAGTTCGTGGCAACTTCCCGACGATGATCCCGAAGACTGATCAAGAACGAGTGCAAAACCTGATCAAGGAGATCAGTGCTGCGGCTAAGGCAGGTCTGAAGTTTGAAGTCACTGAGAAGCTTGAGGGTAGCAGCATGACTTGCTACCTGATCAACGGCGAGTTCGGTGTCTGTAGTCGAAACCTTGACCTGAAGCGTGATGAGAACAACACGTTCTGGGCCGTAGCGATCGCAGAGCAAATCGAAGAGAAGATGCGTTATGCTTTTAGCGACCGTAACGTTGCTATCCAAGGAGAGTTGATTGGTCCTGGAATCCAGGGGAACATCTACAATTTGACTCGCCACGAGTTCCGAGTGTTCGATATCTACGGTGCTGACGCTGGTGTATACTGGCTACCGGCAAACCGTCAAGCTATTGTTGCAATCATGGGTCTGAAGCATGTTCCTGTCCTGGCACAGACGCTTCTCTTTACGGATGTGCAAGCTATCCTTGCCACGGCAGAAGGGAAGTCTCAACTCAATCCTCAACAAGAACGCGAGGGTATCGTCTTCAAGGACGTGAACGGCGGGATGAGCTTCAAGGCGATTTCCAACAAGTATCTTCTCAAGCAAGACTGAAAGGGAGTGTAAAATGATTAGTGCTATCCTTGCATTCATAATCTTGTTCGGTGCCTTTTTCATTGGTATCCAAGCATTTTGGAATACAACCAAAAAGGAAAAATGGCAGTTAGCAAAACTAATCACATATAGTATTATGTGTGCGGGATTTACGGTAACTGGTTTGTTGTTGTTTGTTTTGGCATTTTAAGGAGTCATCATGAAGTTGTCTGTTATGGGTGTCGTTGGTCGCGTTGCCTACTTTGCTCTTGGAGCGGCCGCCGCTACCGCTTTTATCTTCACAATTGTTCTCTGAAGGGAAACACAAATGAAGCGTATTTTTAGTCTTGGTATTCTTGCCGCTGCAGTTCTTGCCGCAGGTTGCACTCGCATTGAAACCGGTGAAGTGGGTGTTCGTGTTGCGTGGGACAAGAAAGTCGAGCCAGGTGAAATCCAACCGGGTAGTCTCCCTCAAACCATCATTGGTGATGTTCTGATCTTTCCTGTTAAGGATGTTAATGTGGTTCTGGAGAACATGACTCCTGTCGCAAAAGACAACTCGACGATGAAAGACTTGGACGCAGTTGTTGTATACAACATCAACCCAGCGCAAGTTAGCGAGCTGTACACGACGAAGAATCGTGCGTTCCACATCGCCAACAAAGAAGGTGACGTGTACCTGATGTACAACTACGTTGTCCAGAATGCTCGGAACGCAATCTACAAGGCTGCACGAAAGTATGAAGCGCTGGATATGGCAGACAACCGCAGTGAAATGGAGAACTTCATTAAGGAAGAAATCGTTCGCAACCTTACCGAAGAAAAGCTTGATGGTAGCATTACTATCAACCAGGTTCTGATCCGTAACGTCGTTCCTGCAGACTCAGTTGTCGCCTCAGCAAACGAGCTCGTCCGTGCCAAGAATGAGCTGAAGCAGAAGGAGATCGAAGTGAAGACTGCTGAAGCAGAAGCGCGTCGTATGGCTGCTCTTGCCAACAATAGCTCGAGCTCGATCGCGTTCATGCGAGCACAAGCAGAACTGAATATCAGTGAGGCCGTTAAGAATGGTAAGGTTCAGACTATCATCATCCCGTCTAACCTGACCATGCTTGGAAACCTTAAGTAAGGAGTTGTAATGAGTATCTCTAGTCCAGTTGACCGCAAGAAGATTCGTGAAGCGTTGCAAGAGATTAGCAACAGCATGACACGTATCGATGCTGAGAAGGATTTGATTAAAGCAGTGATTAGCGACTTGTCGGATCAATATCAGCTACCTAAGAAGACGTTTAATAAGATGGCTCGTGTATATCACAAGCAGACGTTCAACCAAGAACAACAAGAGTTTTCAGAGTTTGAAACTCTATACGAAGAGATTACTCTTTTGAAGTCTGCTGAGGGTTGACATTAAATCGGAGCGGTAGGATAATTGTGTTTTCAGTAGGAGAGGCGTATGGCACGAACGAGACAAACAGTTGAACAATCTCTGATCAAGATTCGTGGCGACGAGCCTGTTGTTACGAAGGACAACTATCGCTCCGACCTCCTTCGTGCATTGAACTGGTACAATGCGAATAAAGAAGAACAGGATTTCCGGCAGTATCTGCTGTCGTACATTCGTTCTCAGCCAGATCTGAAGCAGCACGAGTATGCTGTAACGAAAGCCTCATTCCTCGAGGTCAAGCCACTGGCAATCATCTCACGTCTTGTGATGCAAGAGCAATACATCGCAATCAGCGATATGTTGTCGTTGCTAGTTCAGCTTGACGCTCTTTCCCGCAAGTATGTCAAGAAGCCGGCAGTGATAGCTCGAGCTGTAGAAGCACGTGTGGTTTCTGTCCAAGAGCGCATCGCAGAGAGTGCCGGCAAATATGTTAGTGAGATCAACAATCAAATCGACGAGTATGTTCGGACACGCGAAACTCCGTTTTCGATGAAGAGCTATCTTTTGTCGAACGCAATCTCTGGAGCTGTTGCAAAGAAGATTGGCGACCATTATGTACGGCTGGCAAAAGAACTCCGGAGTGCATACTCTGGTACAGATCCACAGCTGAAAGAAGGATACTCCAACTTCACTAAGCCGGCTCTTCGGAAGTTTGCTGAGTTCGTCGAGCAGATCATTGCTGATTGCACTCAACAAACTGTGTCAGCTAAGGCACAACGTAAGCCGCGCGCGAAGAAGGAGAAACCAGCTTCTGTCATTGCTGCGAAGATCAAGCCAATGAAGGAATTTCCAGAACTTGGACTGAAGTCAGTCGAGCCTGCAAAGATTGTTGGCGCTTCTGAGGTGTATGCGTACAATACAGCTTCACGGAAGCTTACAGTGTTTCGTGCTGCGGATGGTCCATTGTCAGTTAGTGGAATGTCGGTTGCCAACTACGACGTCGCAAAGTCCGAAACGAAGACACTTCGGAAACCAGATGAGTTCTTCAAGAACTTGCTTCCTGCTGGTAAGAGAGCAATGGCAAATGCTTGGAAGAGTATTCGTGCAAAGGCTGCTAAAGCTCGCGGACGGATTACAGACGATGTAATTATCGTCGCAGTATACTAAGGAGATTGAAATTCTTATCCTCGACTACAGCCAGGTGTCGCTGGCTAATATCTTCGCATTCAAAAACGACCTAAAGAAGACGTCCGCTAACAAAGCGGACGCCGTCAACATCATTCGTCATGCGATCCTCACTGGGATCAAAATGTACAAGATGAAGTATGGTCGGATGTATGGCGACGTTGTTATCGCATGTGATGGTCGTCAGTACTGGCGGCGGTCTCTGTTCCCATACTACAAGGCAGGGCGATCGGAGCAGCGCGAAAAATCTGATCTCGACTGGACACTTGTGTTTGATACGATCGACACAATCCGACGCGATCTAGCTGAACATTTCCCCTACAAAGTGATTCACCTTGATCACGTTGAGGCTGATGATATTATTGGGGCACTGTGCAAGTGGACACAGACAAATGGTCTTGTTGACTACGGTGTGTTTGAAGACAAACAACCGGTGATGATTATCAGCTCGGATGGAGACTTCAAACAGCTTCACAAATATCCGAACGTCAAGCAGTGGAGCCCTATCCAGAAGAAGATCGTTACGTGTGATGATCCTATTCGCTACCTAGCAGCACATATTGCAAAGGCAGGCGATGATGGAATTCCAAACGTCCTCAGCGAAGATAATGTGTTCGTCACAGACAACGTGCGTCAAACCAAGATGACATCTTTGCGGTTGGATGAGTTTGTCGAACGTGGTCGCGATGCATGTCGTAATGATACTGAGCGTCGGAATTGGGATAGAAACAACCAATTAATTAATCTCGATCTGATTCCTCCGGAAATCAGCACCTCGATCATTGATACATATGTGGGTACGAAGCCAAAAGGCGATAAGATGTCAGTCTATCGCTATCTGGTTAATAATAATTGTCGACTTCTACTTAATGACATTGAGGAGTTCTAATGCCCGCTAAAAATGGAAATAAATTTGTGACAGAAGTGCTGAAGGAGATCAATGCTGATCCTCAGCTCCTTCAAACAACGTATCGGAAAATCGGTAATGGTGGTCCCCTCGCACTGCTATTCAAACATGCTTTCCTACCTGAAGGAAAGTTTCTCCTGCCAGAAGGCAATCCCCCATATCGTCCAAATACCAATCCAATTGGAATGACGCCAGCAATCTTCCAACAGGAGATTCCAAAGCTGTATGTGTTCTGCCGTCGCGATCTAACTCCAGTCCGACGTGAGAACATCTTCATCCAACTATTGGAAGCTGTCCATCCAACTGAAGCAGCGGTTCTCCTTGCGATTAAGGATCAAAATCTTCCGAAGCTGTACCCGAACATCACTCGGGAAGTTCTGGCCGCGGCAGGATTCCTTCCTCCACTTCCTGCATCAACCGTCGCTACACCAACTCCAACTCCAACAGGAGTACAGGAAGCAAAAAAGTCCGGTGGGCGTGGCCGGCCGCGCAAATCGCTGTAATACGTCGCTGGTTCGGAAAGTAATATAATG